GGCCATCCGCGACGACATCACCGCAGACGACGACCTCTATACGGGCGAGGATAAGTCCCTCGTGTTCACGGTCTACCAGAGCGACGGGACGACGCCGCAGAACATCACCGGCTGGGCGTTGAGCTACAGGTGGAAGCGCAAAGCGTCGGACCCCGACACGGCGGCGGTGTTGACCAAGACGACCGCATCAGGGATCGCTCTGACGACACCCGCGACCGGCATCTGCACCGTGACCATCGACGACACGGACACGGACAACCTGGCCCCGCAGACTTACGTCCACGAGCTGAAGCGCACGGACGCCGGCAGCGAGACCGTGCTAACCACGGGCACGGTCCTGCTCCAGCGGGCGATACATCGAGCGTAAATGGAAACCCTTGCTCTCGCACTCATCGCTGCGGGTGTGGTGTTCGCGGTGGCGTTGCTGTGGGCGTTCTGGCACGCGATGAGGGACGAATAGCCTATGACCCACGCCCCCATGCGGCCCTGTAGCGGGCAGGGTGGCAGGTGCCCCGCCCTTGTGCGTGGGGGCGGGAAGTGCCCCGCCTGCACTACGCAGGCAGAGCGGTTGAGAGGTAATTTCCGGCAACGTCTCGGAGGGCTCTACGACGCCTCATGGGACCGAGCCTCGTCAGCGTTTCGGCGCGAATACCCCATCTGTGGAATGCGCCCCGGAGGGAAGCCGCCCGTGATGAGCCGTTGTCATGAGCAGGGCATCGTAACCCCCGCCTACCAGACTGACCATGTGGTGCCGACACATGAGCGGCCCGATCTGTTCTGGGATAGCGAGGGCAACTGGCAATCGCTCTGCCGTAACTGTGGGGCGGCGAAATCGAGGGCTGGATTGTAATGGGTGGCGTTGGTTCTGGTGGTGCTCGTCGCCGAAGTGGCCCGAAACCTAAGGATGGCCCAAGGGACGCGCGTGGCAGGCTGATACGGCCTACGAAGACCAGCGCGTGCGCTTGCGGCGGGACGATGCATCAAAAGGCGTCCATGTGCCTCGCTTGCTACCGCGTAAAGAAGGCAGCGGACAAGGCTGCTGCTTTGACGTGTGCGTGTGGCGCTCCAAAAACTTATACAGCGTCTCGCTGCGTGTCATGCGAAAGGTTATCCCGGCAATATGTTCAGTCATGCGCGCATTGTGGCGGCCCGTTCCAGCGAGCCAGGCAGGTCTATTGCTCAAAGAAATGCGCTGGTGCTGCTGAACGCGCCCGCACCGCTGAACGGATCAAGGCAGAGCGTGCCGCTAGAGAGGCCCGCCCATGCGCCTACTGTAAAGACCCTATGGGCGAGGCGAAGGGGACGAGGCATCAGAAATGCCGTCAAGCCCATGACCTTGTGATAAAACGTGAATACCACCGGCTCCATGCCGAGCGATACCGGATAAAGCACGGGTATGGCGCACCACGACAGTGCCGTGTGTGCGGTGCCACGTTCACTCCACCTGTAAGGCAGGGGCAGCATGCCCTCTGTTCTGCGGCATGTGTCGCAACATCGGCCTCAAGAATCAGGCGGGCAAACCAGGCCATGCGTAGGAAGGCTGCGCGTTATGGGGAACGTTTCGACCCCTTCGACGTGTTCGAGCGTGATGGTTGGCGCTGCGCCATCTGCGGTATCGATACACCAAGGGCGCTACGTGGCAGCATCGCGCCAGCAGCGCCAGAACTCGACCACATCGTGCCGCTTGCCTGTGGTGGTGAGCACACACGAGCGAACACACAATGCGCCTGTAGGGCATGTAACGGGGCGAAGGGGGCGCGTGAGCGGTGGCCGGGGGGAGGAGGGGGCGTCAAGAGTCTGACGCCTACGGCATCCAGTGCCGCGACGCAGTCACTTTCTTCTCCGCACGGGTCTCCAACTTTTTGGATTCTCCAACCGTTTGGATTATGAGGTTCTCCGATGGCAGGTAGAGGCCCCGCACCGAAGCCCGCGCACCTTCGCCAGCGCACGAACAGCCGCCCGGTCACGGCCATCACGGCCCCCGAAGGCGACGTGGACATCCCGGCCATTCCGAATCCGGACGGGCGGGAGTGGCACCCGCTGACGCTGGCGGCGTGGGAACACGCCTGGCAGAGCCCGATGTCGAGCCAGTGGCTGGACACGGACGTGGATGCCCTCGGCCGTCTGGCGATCCTGTGGGATGCGCTCTACAACGGCCAGATGATGGCGATGGCGGAGATTCGGTTGCAGGAACAGCGGTTCGGGCTGTCGCCGCTGGACCGCTCGCGGTTGCAGTGGGAGGTGGCGCGGGGCGAAGAGGCCGACCGGCGCAAGCCCAAGCCCGCCCCCAAGCGCGCCGTGGGGATTGACCCGCGTGGCGTGGTGATGCCCGCCTATGATTCTGACCGTTCCCATTGACGCGGTGCTCTTCCCGACGCTCGGGCCGCAGGTCTGCGCGTTCATCGAGGAACGGCTGGTCTTCGGGCCGGGAGACTTGCGCGGCCAGCCGGCCGTGCTGGACGACGAGAAGCGCGGGCTGATCTACCGGATGTATGAGCTCTTCCCGCAGGGCCACGCCCAGGCGGGGCGGCGGCGGTTCCGGCGCGCTGGTATCTCGCTGCCGAAGGGGCTGGCTAAGACGGAGATGGCGGCGTGGATTGCCGCGTGCGAGCTGCACCCGGAGGCCCCGGTGCGGTGTGTCGGCTGGGATAAGGACGGGGAGCCGGTCGGCGGGTCGGTGAACGATCCGTATATCCCGATGGTGGCCTACACGGAAGAACAGTCGGACGAACTGGCGTATGGCGCGCTCCGCGTGATTCTGTCGGAGGGGCCGATGCGGGATGACTTCGACATCGGCCTCGAGCGCATCATGCGGCGGAACGGAGACGGCAAGGCGGTGTCGCTGTCGTCGTCGCCGAATTCCCGAGACGGTGCGCGCACGACGTTTGCGGTCATGGACGAGACGCACTGGTGGACGCTGCCACGGTTGAAACAGGCCCATCAGACCATGCTGAACAACCTCGCCAAGCGCAAGATCGCGGACCCGTGGGTCTTGGAGATCACGACCGCGCCAGAGCCTGGCACGGGCTCCGTGGCCGAGGGCACGATGGACTACGCCACGGCGGTCATCGAGGGCAAGGTGAAGGACGCCAGCCTGTTCTTCTTCCACCGGCAGGCGGGGGATGAGCACGACCTGACCACGATTGAGGGCGCGAGGGCGGCGGTCATCGAGGCGTCTGGCCCTGCGGCAGCGTGGCGGGACATCGAGGGGATTGTGTCGCTATGGAACGACCCCACGACAGACCGGGCGTTCTGGGAGCGCGTGTGGTGTAACCGGCTCGTCAAGGGCGCCACGCAGGCGTTCGACGTGGAGCAGTGGAAGACGCTGCGCCGCGACGTCTCGCCCGTCACGCTGGGCGACCTCATCGTGTTGGGGTTTGACGGCGCGATGTTCCATGACGCTACGGCGCTCGTGGGCACGCATGTGGAGACCGGCTATCAGTGGGTCATCGGCGTCTGGGAATGCCCGCCTGAGATTGAGAACTGGCAGGCGCCCACGGCCGAGATTGACGCGCTCGTGCGCGACACGTTCGAGCGCTACACCGTCTGGCGGATGCTGTGCGACCCGCCCTACTGGCAGTCGTGGGTGGCGAAGTGGGCCGGGGAGTTCGGAGAAGACCGCGTGATCGAGTGGTGGACCAACCGGCGCCGGCAGATGGCGACGGCGCTGCTCGATTACCGCACGTCGATTGCGGAGGGGACTATCTCTCATGATGGCGACGTCCGATTGCAGCGACACCTCGCCAACGCCCGCCGCGAGGACTTGAAGGGGTGGGTAGACGAACAGGGCAAGCCGCTGTCGCTCATCCGGAAGGACCGGCCGGACTCGCCCCGGAAGATTGACGCGGCGATGTCGGCGGTGCTGAGTTGGAAGGCCCGCACCGATGCGATTGCGTCTGGCGCGGTCACGGGCGAGTCCGTCTACGAATCTCGTGGCCTTGCCACGCTGGGGCAGCGATGACCATCCGCGAACAACTGCGCGCCGCGTATCTCGATTCCGGGCTCACGGCGATCGACATCTGCACCGAGGCGGGCGTCTCGCGGGCGACGTTCTTCAACGCGCTGTCCGGACGGCCAGTGTTGACAAGCAACCTGTTTGCCCTGTGCGCTGTGCTGCGCGTGTCATCGCTATCCGTGCCGACGCGAGAGTCTAACCAGATAGACACATAGTCGCCCGCGTGCGCGTCATGATACTGGCGCGTGCCTAGACCCCGCGTCTCTGCCTCGACGGCGGCCTCGTATGTGGGATTCGCGCTGATGGCGGCTGGCGTGTGGGTCATCTTCGGCGTGGGCTGGGCCTGCCTCGGATCGGGCGCGCTGCTATTCGTGGCTGGCAACCTCGCGGAGACCAAGCAGCGGTGAGCCTGTTTCGGGGACTGTTCGAGCGACGCGCCGTCAGTTCCGAGGAACTGATGCGCTACCTCACGCGTGGCGTGCAGTCCGTCTCAGGCCAGTCTGTGTCGGAGTCGTCCGCGATGCGCGTGGCGGCGGTCTACGCCTGCGTCACGCTGATTGCGGGCACGCTCGCCACCCTGCCGATGCACGTCTACGAACGTGTCGGAGAACGCGACCGGAGGCGTCGGGACAATCATCCCGTGGCCATCCTGTTCCGCAAGCCCAACCGCTGGCAGACCCGCGTGGACTTCTGTCAGCAGATGCAGGCGTCGGTGCTCCTGCGGGGCAACGGCTACGCGATGATCCAGTGGGACGGCACGATTCCCCGCGAGATGTGGCCGCTGCACCCGGACGCGGTGGAAGTCGAGCGCGGGCGTGACCTGACGCTGCGCTATCACGTCCGCATGGACCCGACCTCGCCCACAAAGATCGTGCAGCCGGAGGACATGTTCCA